ACTACTTTACTTAGCCCACCTGCACCTATCATACTAGAACCTCCTTTTGTTCCACAACGCTATGCATGCTGCATCAGCGTAGTCTTGTTCGGGGAATTTGTCTCCCCACTTTTCTATTGCATATTCCATAATTGCATCTTTCTTTAAACTACCCTTACCTAGAATTTCTTTCTTCCATTCAGCGTGGTGTATCAAAGATGTTTCTATACCATTTAAGACTAATACTGCCCAAGTAGCCCCAATTATACTAGCTAATGAAATTAGTGACTTTCTGTTTTGTACAAAAATCGCAGCTTCTACTGCAGCATTATCTATTATATTTATTTTACTCATTTCCTTAGAAAATTCAACTACTATTTCCGGAAATCTTTCCCCAGCATTCTTTTTATCACTACCCCATTTATAAAGACCGACTAATTTTTCGTCTTTATCTACAACCGCCCCATGAATAGCTCTGCTGGATGTGTCCAGTCCTAAAAATTGTTTCACTCTAATCTCGCTTAGTTCTCAGAGTTACTACTCTACTTACAGTTCCATAAGCTTCTTTGTAAGTTTCTAATAAACCTCGTAGTCTTCTTATTTCTGCCGTTTGTTCAATAATATCTTTTTTAAGTTGCGCTAAGGCATCAAAAGAATCTAACACCTCACCTCTAATTAAGTCGTTAGTCGGACGTTTATTGCCCTTCTGCTCATGTTCTTTGCAAACAGTATAAGCCGCTTTACTATATCCTTCACTAAAAGATGCTTCCAAAGCTCCTAATACTGCCTCTATGTCAGCAATTTTTGTTTGTAGAAAGGCATTGTATCCACCATAAATAGTTAAATACTTTTCTAATTCTTTGTCAGTAGCATTAGCTAATTCTGAAAAAACCAGCTCTTCTGTCTCTGGAAGATGTGGGTCAAATATGGGTATACCTAAAGCATCCACACGCTTCGCCACTCGTCCTAAAGCCTTCATAGGAGTCCATTTAGTCTCTCGTTCTTCCATTACACGCTTCCTAAAGGAACTAGTTTACAATTACACCAAGTGTTCCCTGTGCATTTTTCAGGAGCTATAAGCGCTTCTTGTATTCTGAAACACCTGTCTAAAAGGTTATTCCATTGGTCTAAGTCCCTATCTACGATAAAGGTTTTTATCTTTTGGTCATTTTTATTCTCATATAAAACAGTGCCTTTTTCATAGCCGCCCATATTTAAATACATTTGAATTTGAGTTTGATGCTCTGGTTTAGGACCTCTTAGTTTTGAAAAACCCGCTGTATTAATTGATTTCAACTCAATGGGGGTAATCCCATAAGTATAATGTTTAATTAAGAAGTCGATACGCCCTGAAATAGGTGGGATGTCCTGCTTTACAGAAACTTCCCTATCCACTAATATGTTTAAAGCTTTCAACCATGTCTCTACACGTTCCTCTAAAAAGTTACCATTTTGGAAAATCCTTTGTAGATTAGCAGGTAGTGGTTGGTCTACCATCTTACCATGATAACATAACCAAACATATCTATCACATGGGTTGCTAATAACAGATGGATGAAACACTCCTGTCCGAGGCGCTGTCATAGTACCCCTTAAATGTTCATCAATTATTTCAGATAACCACAAATCGTTTTTTATATGGTTCTTTGGACCTATTGGCTTAATTTGTTTAATTCCAGCCATAATTTTTCCTTTACTTTTTTTAATGTTTTTTCTTTTATATGTATAATATACTCAATATCTTCTAATAATAGCAGTTCTTTATCTCTCTGCGCATCTCTTTTAGAAAGATGTCCATATATTCCGTCAGCCTCAACCACCATTTTTATCTCTGGTATGTAGAAATCTACTATATAAGGGTGGTAGTAAACCTGCTCATCGTACCTAAGTCCAAACTCATCTAAACATTTAGCTATAATAAGTTCTTGTTCAGTAAAATCTCTAGGAGGTAAGTTCATTTTGAAGCTTTTCAAACAGTTTATCATCTTCTAAAAACTTTGCTTTTATACCATTTAGACCCATAGCCTTTATGTCCCCATATGAATACCAAGCGCCTTTTTGTATAATTAGTTTTTGGTCTACTGCATCCCGAATATAACTCTCAAGAACATCAATTCCACCTTCTACTCTGAAAGGCACAATAGCAGAGTCCCAATTTTCACCACCTGTTTTAGTTTTTCTTAGTCTGATATTCATATCAAACCCTACTTTTTTCTCGCCTTCTGTTATCCACCCTTTTCTCTGAACCTGTAGAATAGAGTGGGAAAAGAACACTTGCCCCTGACCTGCAGGCATAGCGTCTAGCGCTACTGGCCCCATACTAGCACGTACTTGGTTTATAGCAACAAAAGCTGACCCGTTTTGGAGATGTGGAAACAACCTAGGAAACGCTGTGTTTACAAACCTTGATTGCCACGCCATTGGGCTTTTGCCAAACTCTTCTTCTAATATATTTGTAGGTACAAGACCGGCTATACTGTCTAACACTATAACCTCAAAACCGTTTACCATCGCTTGTCGAACGTGTTCTAAAGCTTCTTCTCCGGTAGTTGGTTGAGACACAAGTATCTTTTGGTCGTCAACTCCACAGGTTCTCATCCAATCTCTATCATATGAAAGCTCTGTGTCTATCCAAACAGCTTTACCACCCATTTTCTGTGCATTCACAACTATTTGAGATGCTAAATAAGATTTTCCTACATTAGTTGGACCATATATAAGAGTCATTTTCTTGAATGGGATACCACCTCCAGTAAGTTTATCTAGCGCTGGTATATTAAAAGGTATTCGATTTGTTACAAAATCATTGCTGTCACCTTTTTGAAAATTTAAATGTTTATCCTTTAATAGTTTTTCTATAGCATCTTCTGCATTTTTATCCATTTTTATGTCTCCTTTGAACCGACTCAGCCCATGCAAAATATGTAGCTGCTGTTTGAATTAATTCTATAAATAACTTTGTGTCACTGTTCCCAAATATTTCTTCCGCTATGTGACCATTTTTTTCAACCGTTAGTATATTCCACCAAGAGTCATCGTGGTTCTGTTCACCCCATAGTTGGTCTTGTCTTTCCCGTTCGGCTAAAATAGCTTCTAATACCTGAGCTCTGCTAGGTATACTATTTTCCATCATCTAACATATCCTCAATTTGAGCATCTACTTTGTCTTTAAGTACATCCCAAACAACATCAGCTACTACTTTAGATTCTTCTAATTGTGCCTCTAGTGGTAACTCTGTATCAATCTGGTCTATAGTCAAATCTACTCTACCATATTGGTTTTGTTCTAATGGGCCTACTCTAAATGTAAATCCTAAGTGTGCACTAACTTTTGCCATCATCTTCTCCTTTTTTGTTTGTTGGCGCTTTCCGCCAATTTAAATCTTTCTCCTTTAGAAAAAACAACCCCGCCAGTGGGACTAACACTAATTTACTTAGGTTATCGTCTCCACCCATCCTTACTCTATGCGGATAGTTTTCTATAATTTTTTCTACAATTTCCTTTAAGGTAGCTACTTTAAAAAACAAAGACATATATTCTTCGTTTCTAACCTCTAAATTATGCCACCAATATTCAGATTCTGTTTTATATAAACCACTCGGCTTACCATCAAACTCTATTTCTATCGCTAGGTTACCCGTGTCTTTCCACATACCCATCTCAGTTTTAACTTCAATTGGTTTATCTGCTAGTATCTCAGCCAATTTTTCTTCTCTAATTACACCTGCTTTTAAATCATGTGAGAAGTTTTTATTTAGTTCGTATTTTTTCTTGGTTATCATTCTTCTTTGTCATTAAAATGCAACAGTAACATTGCATAGTGTATTATTTTTAATATATCTTTTCTAGGTGTGCCCTTTTTATCATATCTTGAAGCATACTTTAGTATGTTGCCCCTGCAGAAAGCCTTAGCATCTCCACAAGCTGCTATAAAGTCTAATGTCTGAACTTCACCCTCACTGTAGTGCTGGTCATATGTCTTGTTCACATAGTCAGATATTTCTTTTAGTATCGTTTTTTCGTTGTATTTTCCCATTTGTTTTTCCTACTTATATTCTAGCAGTTTTTCAGTCCCAGTCAATACAACGCATACACAAGCCTCTTGTCATAAGAACTTTAGGTCTTACAGGACTCTTCTCTATATATGATTCCCCCCGAGACTTTGCCAGTACTCTAACACTTTTAATATGGAAATATCTCAAGCATTCTTTTTTAATACCCCAATTCTTGCATTGTATTTCTGCCTTAACACTAGGTTCTAAATGACTTAAATTATTGCTTCCAAAACAATCTTCACATAATCTAGACTTGATAAGATATTGTTGATTATAAAGTAAGTCATTTGGGTGCTTAAGCCCTTCTCTCATTATCTTAGTTTGTTTGCCTTTTCTAGCACACTCAATACATTCTGCGAGTGATTCAAACACTTGTCTTCTAATTCTAGAATTTCGTTTCTCCATTTTATCAAAAATTTTTCTAGCCCCAGTCAATGTAGTGTCCCAGTCTAGTAAAGTGATATATTTCTTCTAATTGTTTTTT